ATCGAGCGTGTGGCTGGATGAACACAACGGCAACGGCAGCGCGCCGATCAGCAAGCCGATTTTCGAGATTCGCACAACGACGCTGTCGGCTGCCGCGCAAAGCATCTCCTACGAATACACGGAAACAACCGCCTCCGGCAGCGCTGCGCCGACGATCAATCAGGCGATGAACGAATTGAAGCTGGACATCACGCCTTACACCACCAACAGCATGCTGGCGGGCAGTTTGAAGTTCGTGTTCGGCGGCGACACGGTGATCGATCGCGGCGGGCTGTTGTACCGCGCGCACTCCAACGCGACCGATTCGGCGACCGCCTGCGGCAGCATCGATTACGCGACCGGCAACGTTATCCTGACCAGTTGGTCGGGCGGTGCAAACAGCATCGACATCAAGGCCTGTGCGGTCGAAGTCGGCGACCGTTACGTGATTGGTGTCGTCGGCCGCGCGCCCGGCGCACCGTTGGCTACGGGCCAGTTCCAGCTGGTATGCGTCGATCACCAGGGCAACAATATCGTCGCCAGCGCCGACAACAACGGCATTCTGACCCATGAGTGGCTCAAGGGCAGCGTCGATTGGAGTTCTGGCATCTTCAAGATCGGCTTCGGTAAAAAGGTGCTCGCCAGCACGTTGTCGCAGGAGATCAAGGACAATTCGGACTGGTACAACCCGGCCAACATCGACACCGGTGGCTACATCTGGCAGCCTTTGCTAGTCAAGCCGGAAACCATCACCTTTAACGCGGTGCTGATCAGCTACATTCCGCTCGACGCCGATATTCTGGGTGTGGAAACCGTGCGCCTGCCGCAAGACGGCCGCGTGCCGCTATTCCGGGTCGGCAACGTGGCGGTGATCCACAACACGCAGGTTTTAGAGCTGCCCGACCCGATCACCGCCGGCAGCGTACACGATTGCGGCCGCACTTTGCTGAGTTATGCCAAGGTTTTCGACGCGAACGGACTGATCGTTCCTACCAACAAATACACGGCCGATCTGGATGCCGGCACGGTGACGATGGCCGACCCGCTCGACCTGACCGGTTACGTGCAGCCGTTGCACATTGAGCACCGCATTGAGGACATGGCGCTGGTGACCGACGTACAGATTACCGGCCAAATCAAGCTGATGAAGCCGGTGCGCCACGCCTATCCATCGTTGACGACTTATTTGAGTTCGGCGCTGGTGATCGGCGACATGCAGGCGCGGGTGAACAATCTGTTCGACCAGCAAACCTGGAGCGGCGTATTCAGCGATACGCTGTCAGGATCTGCGGCCGGCGCGTCGTTTAACGATGTGCTCTATCCGATCGAAACAACCAACGCCGGCGCGATTCAAGAGCGCTGGGCGATTGTGTTTACCGGCTCGACGGCATTCAACCTGTACGGCGAATATTCCGGACTGGTCGCCAGCGGCTCAACGGGCGTCGATTTGCAGCCGGTCAACCCGATTACCAGCGTGCCGTACTTTACGCTCAATCACTTAGGATGGGGCAGCGGTTGGTCTGCAGGCAACGTGTTGCGCTTCAACACCATCGCCGCCAACTATCCGCTTTGGCTTGCGCGCACCACGCTGCAATCCGATCCGGCCGTGTACACCGATCATTTTAAACTGCAAATTCGCGGAGACGCTAACTGATGACAATACCCACAATCCGACTATTCCGCTCGACCGATACCGGCGCGCCGACGCTGTCCGGCACGGCCGGCGCGCTGATCTCCGTGCTGGATGCCGTCTTGAAGGACGGCTACAACTCAAAATCGGTGCAGAGCATCACGCGTTCGGGAACGACAGCGACCGTGACCTTTGCTACGGCGCACGGTTTCGCCGGCGACGGGTTGACCATCGTGCGCATCGCCGGCGCTGATCAGGCCGAATATAACGGCGATTTTCAAATCAGCAATGTCACATCGACAACGTTCGACATTACTGTTACCGGCACACCAGCGACGCCGGCAACCGGGACAATCACCTGCAAGGTCGCGCCGCTGGATTGGGGCAAGCCCTTTTCTGGCGCCAACAAAGCGGTCTATCGCGCGCCGAGCGGCAACCGGCTGTATTTGCGCGTCAATGACGCCAATCCGAACACCGATACCAATAAGTCTGCCAACATGCTCGGCTACGAGACAATGACCGATGTGGATACGGGCGTGGCGCCGTTCCCGACCGCCGCGCAAATGACCAATGGCGTGCCGTTAAATAAGTCGTCGACGTCGGACGCGACGGCGCGGGCCTGGGTGGCGGTAGGCGACGGCTATGAGTTTCATTTTTTCTATGCCAATAGTGCAGGTCAGACAGGAACTTATCGGCAGTTTCATTTCGGTGATCCGGCGAGCGAGGCGTCATCAGATCCGTATGGCTGCCTGATCTACGGGGATAATGCGGTTAGTACGTCGGGGCCGTCAAACAGTTCAGTTACCTACCAAATCATCGGCACGTCCGGTATTGGCTCGCAATCAGCGCATTATTTCGCGCGCAATTACAGCCAGACCGGCAGTAGCGTGGCGGCGTCGAAGCACGGTAATTTCACGTTGGGAAAAGATGCGATTGGTGAGGGAGTGATTGCCTATCCGTCACCGAACAATAACAGTCTGTATGTTTCGCCGCTCTTCGCGGCTGACACTTCAGTGCTGCGCGCGCAATTGAAAGGGATCTATCAACCGTTACACACACGCCCGCTCGGCAATGGCGGTTTGGTGGCGGCTAACGTGTCACCGATCGGGCGTCGAATGTTCGCCGTCACGACGGCAAATGCCGCTACCGGGAACGGCGAGACGCTGGTCGATATCGATGGGCCGTGGCGATGACTGGGCTGGTTAATGTTGCCCTAAAAGGGGCGAGCATAAACTTCGATCCGGCGACACTGGGGCTGTCCGGCAGGGTCGTCGGCATTAATCGCGCGCGGCATGATTTTGTGATGTACTTCGGCGGCGCGGGTGTTATTTCCGGTGTCGTGAAAATCGGCACGGTGCCGGCCAGGAGAAAAGTCAGGCTTTATGAGGCAAATACCGGCGTGCTATTGCGCGAAATATTGGCCAATACTGACGGGACATATCAGTTCGATCAATTGCGGCCTAACTTAGAGTTTACCGTATCATCGACAGATGATCAGAATACCTACAATGATGTCATCGCGGCGCGCGTGAAAGCGGTTTAGGGGAGACTATGGGAATCGGATTAGCGGATACCTTGCGCTCGGCGCGGGCACAAAAAATCATCGACGCGATCAACGCCGGTGCAGGACCTGGAACGCTGCTGTTTTACACGGCGACACAACCGGCAAAAGGCGCGGCGATTACCACGCAGACACTGCTCGGAACGGTGATGTTTGCCGAGCCGGCCGGCTCGATCAGCAATAGCGTGATAACCTTCGACACGATTGTCGACGACAGCAGCGCCGATGCCGATGGCCAGGCGACGTGGGCGCGCGTGCTCGACGGAGACGGCGCTTTCGTAATGGACTTGACCATCACCGACAATGCCGGCGCAGGCCCTATCAAAATGCCGTCGACTCAAATTTATGCCGGCGGCATCCTCCACGTGACCAGCGCCGTGCTGACCGAAGGCAACGCGTAAGCCGTGCCGTACACCCCGCCGTCGGGAAATGCGGTCGACCTGCTCTTTTCCGGCGCGTACACCGCGCCGGCGGGCAGCGCGGTCGAGCTAAACTTTAATCCGGCCGCGCCTGTCACTCATGAGGCAACGCTGGCCGGAACGCTGGATGATGTCGCCTGTTTGTTTGCCGCCGTCGCGCAGGCGTCAGCAACGATCGATGCGGCGCTTGCTGATACGGTGGGCGCGCTTGCCTGCGTGCCGATGCCGGCGGCGCAGGTCGCCGGAACATTAGACGACGCATCGGGCGACCTGTACGCAGTTACACCGCTATCGGCCACGCTGGCAGCAGTTCTCGACGACGTTACGCCCGCGGTGGATGCAACATGGTCGGCAGGGGTATGGCGAGGTCTGGAAACGTCGCGCCGATCGCCGCACACCGATCAATCGTCTCGCGTCGATCTGGAAATATCAGGCATTTTACGGCAGGCCCGTAAAACCCTCGCGCAACGCCGGCAAGCATGGGACCAAATAAACCCGTTGCCTGCGTCCATCGACGCGGGCTGGGCCCAAGTGCCGACACGCCGCGCGGCGCTGGCCGACGGCTGGGACAAAGTGCCGTCAAAGCATCAACACAAACGCGGCGGCTATCAAGCCGCGCCGCGCCGAGCGGTCGACGGCATGGCGACGTGGCAAGCGACCCGCGCAATCGACCGCGCCTGCGCCTCGCAATACAGCAGCCCGCCTAGACAGGCTGATGATGTTGTCGTGGGCTATGGCGGCGCACGGCGCGTCGGCATCGAAACCGATGCGCAATTCGGTGTCGGCACGCCGACCTGGTTGCAAAAGTTTGTCGCGCCCTGGGGTGTTGCCGATCCGCATAGCTGGATATTCGGCGGCTGGTTTTACCCGCCGTTGCCGCCGCCTCCGCCTTATGTGCCATCGACGGAATTGGTTTTTTATCAGCGCGCCGAGGATTACACCGGCGGCGCGATTTTGGAATTCAATCGGCCGTGCTGGGCATGGCCGCTATTCAAGGCCGATACCCATATCAGGCCGGGAGCAATCATTGTGCTGCATACCATTCATGTCGTCCGTCTGCCTGACCTGGCCAATGTGCCGGTGCTGTCAGTGCAGCTGCAGTTCGACATCGATAGTTGGGCCTGGGGCGTCTCGCTGAGCCTGCAAACGCCGGCGGCCATCGCCTTGCTGGAGCCTATCGACGGCGAGCCTGTCCAGGTACGAATCAACCTGGACGGCTATTATTTCCACGCGCTGATCGAATCCTGGACCGAAAGCCGGCAGTTCGGCGAAACCACCTACACCGCTACCGGCCGCTCGCCGCTGGCCCTGTTCGCCTCGCCCTACGCGCCGATCCGCTCGCACCTTGAACCCGATCAGATGACCGCGGCGCAACTGATCGACGCCGAGCTGGCTAACACCAACTGGTCGGCGGCCTATCATGCTGACCTGCTGTTGCTGTGCACGTCGGAATGGCTGGTCCCCGGCGGCGTCTGGAGTTATCAAAACAAATCGCCGATCGATGCCGTCCTCCAGGTTGCCGGCGCTATCGGCGCGCGCGCCTACTCCGACCGGACCAGCAACCTGGTGCGCATCGAGCCGCG